TTTGCGCTAAACCTACACGATGGAAGTGTAAGTAGCCAACAAACATGATGCATCGACAAAATACTAACCAAGCCTTATCGCATAACTGCGGTAGGGCTTTTTTATTGGTGAGTTAAGATGGTGTGGTACAATCCAATGACATGGGGCGCGGGAACGGTTAACCCGTTATCAGTCACACGTGACAGGACAGGAAACATATTTTATAAAATGTTTTCGTCTTCAGGTTCTTTTACATCACCGACAACGGATAGGGATAAGCTAATATTGATTCTCAGAAATCCAGCGGTACTGAAAGTATTTAAGTTGAATTGTGATTTAGCATCACTTGGTAGGGTTGCAGAATACAAGAATGATGTTTTTGAAAGTTACGCTACGCTTAAGCAAATGCAAGCGAAGCCTAATAAACATCAAACATGGAAACAGTTCTTTTGGGATTATGAGTTTTACAATATGCTTGGAACGGCTTATTTGTGGCGGTCAAACAACACAAATCTATCATTCAGCAATACATCGTTCTATTGGCTTAATCCTGCAAAGATTGAATTCGACGGATCGTTAGAGAATAAACTGGATAGACTGGACTTATCCGACAAAGCAGTAAACGACATAGGCAAGGAGTATATTCGATACAGGTTTAAAGATGGGACGCAAAAGCAAATCCCGTTAAAAGAAATACAACCGTTCTTTGATTTATCAAACTCAGTCAGCGAAAACTGGTATAAAGGCAGTTCGGCAATCGATGCTCTTTACAAGGTCATATCTAATTCGGATATGGGATTGGACGCTAAGAATGTTAACCTAGATTTCAGTAAAAAGTATTTCGTTACCGGAACGCAAGACCCGAACGACACCACGCAATTGCCGATGGGTGAAGATGAAAAGAAATCTATTCGCGAAAAGCTCGGAGACCAAGAGCCGGTAAAGGTCACAAAGTCGATGATTGACATCAAACGCTTTGTTGATGATATTGCAAAGCTGCGCTTAGACGATTCTTATATAGCCGATTATTTCATTATCGGTTCAATGTATGGAATCCCGCGCGATGTACTTGAGGCGAACCTTAAAGGCATCACTTACGAGAACCAGGAGAAATCAACCGGTAAGCATATAAGCTACTCGATACAGCCAAAAATGGATGATTTGATGGAGTGGCTGGGCAGTTTCTTAAATGTAGACTTAAGAATGGAGTATAAGCATTTGCCGTTTATGCAGTACGTGGAAAAGGACAGGGCAGAAGTAATAAAAACAAAAGCCGAAAGTTTCAAAATATTTTTGGACGCAGGCATTGAAGTAAATGACGCACTAACTTTAGCAGGAGTAGATTATGAAGGAACGGTTAAAGAAGTTACAGGAAAAAGCAGCGAAGGAAACTAATCCAGAGTTGAAAAAAGCAATTGAGGAGAAAATTAAGGCATTGCAAGGAAACAAAGAGATAAAAAAATGAGCGTATTTAAAACTACCAGTTCGGACGGAAAAGAAACATTCTTTAGCGATAAGGAATCTCTTTTTAAACACCTTAGAGAGAACAAGGATTTAATTATTGATGCTAAGAAGTCGGTAATTCAAAAATCATGCGAAAAGGGAACATCGGTAGTTTGTAGGCCGCTTGACTTACTGAAGTTTACCGACCAATTAAAAGAGATAAAAATTGACGATAATTTTTATTACATCGCCGTTAATTCAACCAGAATACTAGATTCTCACGAAGACGTGCATGACGACGGAATTTGGAGAAAGTCAGTAAAAGAAGTGCAGGGAAGAAACTATCTTGTTTGTGACCATGAGCTAGAGCTTTTATCTGTTGTTGCCAGAAAAGAGCACATCGAGATTTTTACGGCTAAAGTTCCTTTTTCGTTAATTGGACAGCCTTATGATGGCGACACCGAAATTTTGGTTTATAAGGTAGCGAAAAGCCAAATCAAGATTGAAGAGGTAAGGGAATGGCTTGATAGCGGAGACAGCATTGAGGGCAGTGTTAGAATGAGATACGTTACTATTCTTTTGGCAATGGATAGTAACAATCCAGAGGACTCTACCGAAAAAGCAAACTACGACTCTTATATTGAGAAAATTGCAAATAGAGCGGACTTTGAATATATCCCATACTTCTTTATTATTAAAGAGGCGCAAAACGTAAGAGAAAGCAGTTTGGTAGTTGCGGGAAGCAACCATGCCACAGGATTAGTATTACAAGAGCCGTCTAAAGACACTCCTAAAATAGAGCCGGAGCAATCCACTCAACAAGTAGTTAAAAGAAGAAGAAATTAATCTTAAAAACAAAAAAGATGTTTGTAAAGAAAACACAAAAAGAAATCGATGCGATGGATCCCGAAGTAGCTGAAAAGTATTTCGCCGATAAAGAAGCGCACGAAGCTGCCGAAACGCAGAAAAAACTAGACGAACTGGCAACCAAGTTGAAAGAGGAATTCAAAGGCGACATCGATAAAGCGAACCTTGCTTTGAAAGAAGCCAACGACAGAATCGACGAGCTAAAAGAAAGCAACGACGGTAAAGCCGCAATTGCTAAAGGGACGTTCGTTGAGTTCGTTGAGAAAAACGTTGCAAAATACAACGAGAACACCGAAAACAAACAATACGGTGCGTCGTTAGCAATGAAAGCCGCCGCGCTTATGACAACCGCAAACGTATTGCCAAACGTGGCCGGTGGATTCTCGCCATTGTTCGGGAATTACATCGACACCGAGATTGGTCACGTTCCGAAACCGGAAAACATCATTTTGCCATTGGTTACTGTTAAAACGCAACCTGGCACCGAGTCGATTTGGTTTTCAGACCGTATCAATGAGGACGGAGACGCTGCGTTTATCGCAGAGGGCGCTTTGAAACCGTTGGCCGATGCTGACTGGCAGACCTCGAAAAGAGACATTAAAGAAGTTGCGGTACGTTGGAAGTTTACCAAACGCCTTATGATGCACGCACCTGCAATCGTTCAGGATTTCGCCGAGCACGTTCGCGAATTGGTTGACCAAAAAATTGATGACCAATTGCTTGAGGGCGACGGAACCGGAAACAATCTATCGGGTTTAGAAGAAGAAGCTGCTGCATTCGTAGTGCCAACCGCACTCGCCGGTTACTACCAAGCGCCTAACATTTATGATGTTATTATGGCGATGGCTACCCGCGTTCGTTTGAGCAACTTCAAAGGTCAATTGACCGCTGTACTCAACACCGTATGGATGGCGAAAATGGCTGGTATCAAAGATTTGGAAAACCGCTACATTATCGCTCCGTTCGTTTCGGCAGACGGTACGCGTGTAGGTTCGGTTGAGGTTAAATTCTCGAACAAAATCGGAGACGACGCAATCTTGCTTGGCGAGTTGAAACGCTTCAACGTGGTTTGGGCAGAGCAGGTGATGTACGATGAAGGTTACGAGAATGATGACTTCTCTAAAAACCTTGTGTCTAAAAAACTTGAAGCGTTCCTCGGAACCTACATCAAGGCCTCAGATGCCGGTTCAATCCTTTTCGGGGACATTTCCGATATTCAGGACGATTTGGCATCAGCATAATCAACTAAACAACTATCAATATGGCAGATAAAAAAGCCGCTGCAACAGCAGCACCGAGCACAGACCGCAACGAGGACGGCATCAACGTAGACGCTAAGGGGATGCTACTTGAAAACGGAGCAAAAGGTACGGTTATCAGATACACGGATCGCGTTAAGATTCGTTTGTTGAAAGATACCTTGTACCAGAAAGCTGGGAAAGAGTACTCACCGCACAAAGTCAAAGCCGACTATCTTGTAAAAGAAGGAATTGCTGAGTACGTAAAGTAATCTAAATGTACCTAATCGACAAAACATATTTCATTAAGCAGTACAGCATCCCCAACATCAACGATGCAGGGGATGCGCTGACTGTGCTTGAGCAGTATATTGATGAATTTGGTCGTAAGTACATGAAGAACGCTTTAGGTCGCGAGTTCGCAACATTCGACGCAGTACTGGTGTCAGGATTGTTCCCAGACCCACCAACAGGAGTCGCCCAAAAGTGGATTGACCTCGTTA